ACCCTTAATCTTGCCATGTTCAAAGCCTTTGCCATAACCAAAGCCAAAGCCGATGATCATTCCTACTGCTATAGATAAAGTAATTGCTATATCTGCGTTCATTTACTGCCCTTCTAGTGCGCCCTTCGCACCTTCTTGGCATAAGTGTTGCATAAATATCTGACTAAATGACGGTGTGTTGATTACGAAACGGTAACAATTCTCCGTTGTCCATAGCATCATCGATCGTGTGCTTGATGTCGTTATCTAGATCGTCCATAGCGCCGCCCCGCAACTACGAAAGTGCCGTCCTTTTCGAGGTTAATTAGGGTTACTTGGCTATCCTCAACGATGATAAAGGCCTGCTGCCAGTTCATAGTTCCCTTGGTATAGCCAGCCTTGCGGATATCCATCAGATGCCCGCCTTCTACGCCACGCAGAATGCGCCCTATTTTGCCCCCTGAAGCCTCTGTAAAGGCTGATACGCCCGCTCTGTGAGTGTGACCGCAGACCACGCTTAAACCATGCCTACGAGCCGCTCCAAGGGCTGTAAGACCCGCGTTAGGGTTGATGCCCTGTTCGTCACCATGTACTGCTACCCAGCCCTTAGCGAAGGCATAAGGCTTCTTATGGTAGGTAATTCCCAGTTCGTCTAAACGCATAAAGCGCTCAAAGCGCAACTCTGGCATTAAATCCGTATAAGTGCTAGGGATAGAATTAAAAACTATGCTTGCTTGATTAGATGCACAAATATATTCCGCTATCTTTACATAAGTGTTAGCCATTATGCCGCCTTAATTCCGTATAGGGTAAAGGTAGTACCGACAGCCCAAGTGCCAGAGGCAACGCCAAGTAAGATCGTGTTAATTGCAGAAGTGCTACGCCATAGACCAACTTGCGCTTCTACGCCGTAACCTGCGTTATTGGCTCGGTTAAGAAAAGTTTTGTAAGTCGTAGTGTTTGAGTAATTCATTAAGTGAATAGTATTTACATAGTTAAAGTTGGATGCGTCTGGCGCTGAGTTATTGTCGCAATAAAACAGGGTTTGAGATGAGCCACGATAAGACGAAGCGGCTGAACCGTTGCCTGTTAGCCCTGTTCGTGAATAGTTGCTGCCAGTATCTACCGACCCATTACCTACCTGCATATAAGTATTAGTAACGGTTGAAGCCTTTGCGTTGATAATTACGATTAGGTCTGTGTAAGTGCTAGGGATGCTGCTGAAAGTATAAGAAGCAGCCGCGCTGCCTAGTGTTGTAGTCGCTATCGGTTCATAAGTTTTAGCCATTATTTGACCCCATAAAGCGCGAAGGTAGAATTGGTTACGAAGTCGGCTGAGCCGCCCTGAGCGTATAGAACTATCGAAGTTATAGCCTCTGGAGTCTTAAACCATAGACCGCTAGAGAACCGTAAGTCTCCACCCGCGCCGTTAATATCCGCACCGCTTAGAGTTCTAATAGTTTTGTTCTTATTGGTTGAGGTGTAATCCAAAATATCTATAATCCCTGCGCCGAACATTGAAGCCCCAGCAGATGCGCCTGAACCGATAGCGCAGTTAGATAAAGTGTCGGAAGTTGTAGCGCCCGCTCCAGCCGAACCGCCGTCTCCATAAAGGAAATGTCGCGCATAATTAGCCGAACTGTCTCCGTTAAAGCGAATAGATACGCTATCTGTTCCGCTCGCTCGAGTGGAGCGCGAAATATACCTAATTTGCAAGTGTTTATATCCAGAACTAATACTGCTAAAGGTAATTAAGTTCTGGTTGCTGCCGAGAGTTACGGTAGCAATAGACTCGTAATCGCCCACCGCAGGGGTTTCGCCCCCTAGTAGAGCGACCGTGTTGTTAAGCATTAGGCAATAGCCCCCACGACATACCAGTTATTTGCTGAAGTCTGGATTAGGGCGCATGACTTGTACTGGTTTAGGACTGGGCTTGCTGCTGTTGCTCCAGCAGATAGAACGGTTACGCCACCTGAGCCAGAGATCGTTACCGCTCCTGCGCCTTTGTTAAGAACTGTAATTACTGTCCCAACTGGAAAGGCTACGCTGGCATTTGTAGGGATCGTCATGGTCGAAGCCGATGCGTTAGATCGGGTTACTAGCACCTGATACTGGTCGGTCAATACTGGGGTGTAGGTTGTGCCGGTCTGATCGTTAAGCGTAAAGCCTACGAGTCCGTTATACATAGCCGCGCTTAGGACATCGCCTGTTGCTGCTGGAAAGCCTGTTGCCATTTATATCTCCTAGTACGCCATTATGTTAGTGCCGATTATACCTGATATAGCCGAGCCGATGATGAACCCTTCAACGATCGGTTCGAGAGTTGTCACAGTTACGCTCATGGCATTTGGCGTTATGTTCCATGAGAGTCCTTGCGCTTGTAAAGTTTTAACAATAGTTGAGCCGTCAGGCTGAACATTGGTGATCTTTAGATTAGAGAAGTAATCCAGATCCAGCATTGTCGCAGTCGGTACATCTGGATCGAGTAGATCGACCGTCATGGCATCTATGCGGATCGTGGTCTCTTTGCGAGTTGCTACATATATCTTGGCCACATTAAGGGCATCTGCATCTGTCTGGAGAACTAAGTTATTCTCGTTAATTTGGTGAGGAAAGTACTTAGCAATAGAAGCTGAGTCCTCTGATACCTGCTGTGTGCCGCCTACGCGAGTCATGCCAGCAGAGTTAATAATTAACTTGTCATCAAAGGCGAAGGTCAGGTTGGTGTAAGGGATACCTGTTGTCTGATTAAACTCGATCGGAGTCTCGCCATACTTCTTAATCACATTGGTGCGATTTAGGAATATCGCAGTTCCTTCAACATCTATGTAGAACGCGCCCTGTTCGCTGAATTCGCAGTTTTTCAAGGCATCTAGGGCTGTGCGAGAAGTGCCGGGATCGGCTATGCAGGTTGTGTTGCCGGTATCTATTGTGCGCATAGAAGCAGGCCATGAGACTTGATCTAGGATTTTGCCAATTCGAGTGCCAGTATCTTGCCCAGCAGTAGCACTTGCAACGGTTGTAATCCCAGCTTGTTGCATAAGTCTAAAAGCATCTGAGCAGATTATGTCAACATAGCCTGTCTCTTGGCCTTGCGGATAGGTGTACTTATAGTCAGTTGTATAGCCTGAGAATAAGAAGTAACCCACGCCGCCTACCGTTGCTGAGACACGCAACTTGCGAAGCGGAGTCAAGAAGCCAAAGTAAGGCGAGTTCACATTCTGTGGGTTAAAGTCAGAGTTAGGATCTAGGACTCTGATAGTTGCAGACCCAGACTCGTAAGTATCGCGCATGATATTGCGACCGCGCTTGATACTGATCTGTCTTACATTAGGGGTTAGATCAACCGTAGGCTCTGGAGTAGTAGTTGAAGCAAGTGTGCCTGTGCCTAGAACGCCGTACTTTTCATCTCCAATAGTGAACGGATAGCCGAAGGTAGCGCCGCTAGTAAAGTCGAAGGATACAGAGATCTGTGCAGGAAGTGTCATGGCCCGAATGAACCACCTTGACGATAGATCGCAGCAAACTTGGCAGATAGTGAAGCATCAAGCAAAGTATCTCGCAGAACATCTTGCAAGCCTTCTTGGGCAATAATTGAACCAGCATTGACATTAACTGTAAAGTCAACTCCTGCTGCGCTTGTCTGTTGTGATCCGTTAGGCAAGGAGTATTGCTGACCAGTAACGCCGTAACCAGTAGCCATAGACACGACTGGCGCAACCGTTGGATTTGCTATGCGGCGCACCTGCGCCTCGATCATATCTAGGTAAGATTTCCATGCTGTAAAAGGGTTTTTAGCATCTGGCATAGATGCAAGGTAAGCAGCTAGTTGCTGTGATAGCCCTTGACTCTTAGCAATTTCGCCAGCGAGTTTAGATGCCTCTGTTGTGTTGCCGGTGAGTATCGCTAGTTGTAGTTCTAGGCGCTTGCGTTCCTCAGCTGAGATATCGCCCTTAAGCGCAGCGATAATCTGAGTCTGTTGGATATCGAATAGAGTGCCAGCCTTTTGAAGCGCCGTTTGTTCTTTGATCGCCTTGGTCTGCTCTTTAGTTGTCTTGAGCAAAGCATCGCGGTTCTTTTTTGCTGCTTTGTCGGCTGCCGCCTTAGTTAGTTCTGCTCTAATCGCTGGAGTAATACCAGACATGTCTCGACCGCGGTTCATCTCGGTCTCGCCTATGGCTCTAAAGGCTTGCAAGTCTCCACGCGCTAGGGCTGCTAACTGACCAACTCCAACGCCAAAGCGGCGCACGAAGGTAGCAAGTGCAGTAGAAGTCTTTTCAATAAGGTTAAGAGTATTGGTAAGTCCGCCTTCTCCACCGCCGCCAAGGGCTGCAAGTGCATCGAGTAAGCCACCACCAATGATCTCTTGAGCATTGCTAGAAGCAACTGATAGGCGCTGCATAGCACCTGCATAGGTATCAACTGCAACTGTTGCTTGTCCGCCAAATAGATCGTTGATGCGTGTTTGAACTTCCTCAAAGGTCATCGCCTTTAGTTCGACTTGAGTTAAACCAATACCGTACTTAGCAAGGGCGCGAGTCTGACCTACAAACCCCTTTGAGAGATCCCCTGCCACCGAGACAACATCTGCGCCGCTAGCTGCTGATAGATCCAGCGCGGTGCGGAGCAATGACTGGGCTTTAGCAACATCTCCAGTTGTAGTTAATAAACGCTGGAATGCCGGGCGAAGTTGATCATCTAGGATACCAAATTGCTTTTCAAGGTCTGCAATGAAGTTCTTGACTGAAGGATCTGCAAAGGCTAACCCTAAGTTATCAAGCGACTGGGTTAATACTCTTGCTGCTTTATCATCTTGAGCAAAGGCTTTAGCAGCATTGAAGCCCGAACGCGCTAAGCGCTGGGCTGTAAATAAACCGACATAAGATTTAGCGAGTGTCTTGACCTGAGAGTTAAGGCTAAGGGTTGACTTGGCGGCATCTTGAAAGGCTTTCTTGCCAGAAAATACCGAAGCAATATCTATCTTTAGATCAGCCATTATTTAACACCTGTCTTTGCTTTAAACTCAATAGCAGAACTGCCAATGGCTTTAACTATCGCAGCTGTTACTTTGCCTTGATCCTCTGCGAACGCTCTGAATATGGCGCGGCCAGTCATCTTGCGAGTTGATCGACCTGCTTGCCCTTGTTGTCTTGGTCGAGCGTTGACTAGTTCGCCTGTGGCATTAGCGCGGTCTAGGAACTGCTTACCAGCGTTAGGGTTTAGAGACTTGTTATAGCCTCGGCCGTCCTCGCGGTAAGAAGCAGGTGTGAACTTGGTGCGCTGAAAGGTTGGCTGACCGTTAGGGTTCTTGCGGCCTGCTGTCTCGTAGATCGCTCCACCGGCTGATGAGTTAATAATTCGCGCTAAAGATACGAAGCCTCGCTTATTAGGCTTTGAAGGACTGGTCGAGTATTTAACTCCGCGCTTGGCTTCTGACTGATCGTACTTAGGAAACATGCGGTACTTAGCGGTATCTGATGACGAAGCAGCAGAAGTCCAACCAGATAGCATGGCAGTATTAGACGGCATATAGCCGCGAGCCTTATTCGTAATCGGCTTGAGCGCGGCTGCCATTTGTTTAGTAGTTGCCTTGGCTAGATCAGGTTCAAACTCACGAAGGGCTTTGCGGAGTTTATCTGCGCCTTTTAGTTCGACTGGCATCGCTCTGCTCCTTTGCTCTGTCTTTCAGGGCTTGAAGTAAAGTCCTGAACATCGTGTGATCTAGTTCAATTAAAGTCTGTGGCGAGAGTCCTGTCTCTAGCGATAGTCTCGCTACGAGATAGGTGAAGGACTCTCGCGTTACTCCAAAGGGTCATCGTCTAGAACCTCAACTCGCGCCAAGGTTTCTAGAAAAGACTCTCCGAAGGGCTTAACGGTCTCACCAGACCTACGGATCGCTTCCCAGCAAAGCCAATAGACATCGCTCTGCTTTTCATCATCTCTAAAGGCT